TGACCACTTCCGGTCGGCCCTCATTTACAATCAGCAAGAAGGGTTAATGTTATGCAATTAAACGAAGAGTTCACACTCGATACGCTCCCGAAGAGTACCAATAGCTTTGAGGCTTTGCCTCCAAATATTTATGAAGCGACAATTACTCAGGCCGAGTTGAAGGACACCAAAGCGGGTACGGGGCAGTACATCAAGATCCGTTACGACATTGTGGGTCCGACGCATCAAGGTCGCGTGGTGTTTGGGAACTTTAACATCAAGAACCCGAACCCCAAGGCCGAGGAAATTGGTCGCCAACAGCTTGGTGAGATGATGACCGCGATCGGCATTGCGAAGGTCAACAATACCGACCAATTAATCGGTGCCCGTTTAAAGATTAAGTTGGTGGTTCGCTCGTCTGAAGAGTATGGCGAGCAAAACGACATCAAGGGATGGTCGAGCGTAAGCGGCGCATCGATCCCGAAGGTTTCAGAGACTTCTGAGTCCACTACCGCGGCAACAAGTAAAGCGTCACCGCCGTGGGCTAAGAAGTAATCTGAAAAAGCCCTCCCGACATGAGGGGTGTTGGGGGGGCATTTTTAAAAGGGGATGACAATGGACGACAAAGATAAAATTGAGTTGGCTTTTTTAGCTTTTCACATGGACAACCCTCACGTCTATGAGGAGGTCAAGAAGATTGCATTAGACATAAAAAGGTCTGGCAGAGATTTCTACGGCATTGGGGCGATTTTTGAGATTATCCGGTTTCATCGAGCCATGACAACGAACGATCCGGTGTTCAAGCTCTGTAACAACCACCGAGCTTTATACAGTCGCCTGTTGATGAAACAGGAACCGGAATTGGAAGGATTTTTTCGGATTAAACAGAGGAAATCATCTGTTGATCACGGTGAATGAAATTCAATCGTGGGAATGCGAACAATGGGTTTTGCATAAGCATTATGCCAAGCGGATGCCGCCCATCAGCCACGCCTACGGCCTGTTTGACGACCAAACCTTGATTGGCGTCGTAACCTACGGGTCGCCGCCATCTCGCCCTCTGTGCGTTGGTGTGTGCGGCATTGAGCACGTTGAGAATGTTTTGGAGTTGAACCGTTTGGTTCTGGCCGACAACGCAAAGAACCAAGCGAGCATTCTGGTTGGCAGATCTTTGCGATTGCTCCCGAAACCGCGAATCGTTGTTTCATTTGCTGACACGGCTCAAGGGCATGTTGGATACATTTATCAGGCGACGAACTGGCTTTACACGGGATTGAGTAAAAAGCGTAACGATCGCATGAGCGTGGGAGACAATCGTCACCCGCGGACGGGGTTCGACCCAAACGGTACGTTAGTCGAGAGGAGCCGCAAGCATCGATACGTTTTTTTCGTTGGGAATAAGAAACAAGTCAAAGAACTAAAATCAGCGTTAAAATACCCCGTTTCGTCCTATCCGAAGGGTGATAGCGCACGATACGATTCGTCCGGCGACGTTGAAACGCAAATGAAATTATTGTGAGAGGGAATAGAAGTGGTTGAGATTCCAGAATTTACCAACAGGCTCGTAGAGGCGATTGATGCGGCGCACGAGAGCAAGCAAGGCAAGCCGCGTCCTCACATGGGCGTCTCGATGATCGGAGAACCGTGCGATCGAAGGCTCTGGCTGTCGTTCCGGTGGGCAGTGCAAGAAAAGTTTTCCGGTCGCCTGTTGCGGTTATTCCGCCGCGGTCATCAGGAAGAAATCAGCATTATTCAGGATCTTCGCGATGCGGGGCTCGCTGTCATGGGCACGAACGGCTATCAAGAGAAGGTAGATTTTGGTTCTCACGTATCTGGTAGCATCGACGGCATCATTACGAGCGGCGTGCCGGAGGCACCAAACAAGAAGCATATTGCCGAGTTCAAAACGCACAGTTTGAAGTCGTTTAACGATTTGGTAGCGCACGGCGTGCAGAAGTCGAAGCCTCTGCATTACACTCAGATGCAAGGCTACATGCATGGGACGGGTATCGATCGGGCTCTCTATGTGGCTGTCTGTAAGGACGACGACCGCATCCACACCGAGCGTGTTAAGTACGACAAAGAGGTCGCGGAGAAGGCAATCAATCGGGCAAAAAGGATTGCGCTCGAGGATCGCATGCCTCCGCCAATAACAACGGACCCGACGTGGTTCCAGTGTCGGTTCTGCCCCGCCCATGAATTCTGCCATGAGACCAAACTTACCAAGCATGTGAATTGCCGGACGTGCGCTCATAGCACGGCGAAGGACGACAGCACTTGGCGGTGCGAGCTTAACGACTCGGCGGAGATCCCGATCGAGTTTCAGCACGAGGGATGCGTCGAGCACGTTCTCCACCCTGATTTGGTGCCGTGGCAACGCAAGGCCGGAGAAAATGAATGGTCTGCGGTGTACGTGATTGACGGCAAAGACGTTCAAAACGGCTCGCCGGACGTGCGCGTATTTAGCAGTAAGGAGATCCTCGCAAATCCTTCAGGATGCGCAAGTGACAATCCGATCATCAAGGCGGTGCGAGAAACATTCCCAGGCGCAGAAATTGTAGGATAAATTAAGGAGAAAGATCATGAAGTTACGCGAGTATCAACAGAAATCTATTGATGATTTATATCGGTGGTTTGAGCTCCATGAGGGCAACCCATGTTTAGTTATGCCAACAGCAAGTGGTAAAAGCCATGTTGTGGCGGCTTTGTGCAAGGACGCGATCCAGAACTGGCCAGAGACCCGCGTACTGATGCTGACGCACGTTAAAGAACTGATTGAGCAGAACGCGGAGAAGATGCTTTTATATTGGCCAGACGCACCATTAGGCATTTACTCCGCGGGTATGGGCGTAAAACAGCTAGGCCAAAATATTACGTTTGCGGGGATCCAATCGATACATACGATTCCTCACAAAATTGGCCATATAGACTTGATTGTCATTGATGAGTGCCATCTCGTAAACCACTCGCAGACGGGAATGTACAGAGTGTTTATTGAAGCACTTCAGAACATCAACCCGAGCTTACGAGTTATCGGACTGACGGCCACTCCGTATCGGATGGGGCATGGTTTAATTACTGACAAGCCTGCACTGTTCGATGCTTTACTTGAGCCCGTGACGATTTCAGCATTGGTGTATATGAATTGGCTGTCGCCATTACGAAGCAAGCATACGGTGCAGAAGCTAGATGCAAGCGGGGTAAAGAAGCGTGGCGGCGAATATATCGAGGCGGACCTTCAAGCTGTTGTTGATACGGAAGAAAATAATCAGGCCGTTGTTAAAGAGACAATCGAGCGTGCCGGAGATCGAAAGGCGTGGTTGTTTTTTTGTACTGGCGTGCATCATGCGGAACGGATTGCTGAGATCCTACAAGAGCACGGGATCTCGTCAGCTTGCATTGTCGGAAGCACACCTAAAAAAGAACGACAGAGGGTTTTGGAAGAGTACAAGGCCGGAAACATTCGAGCCCTTACAAATGCAAACGTACTGACAACTGGGTTTGATTATCCAGATATTGATTTGATTGCGATGTTGCGCCCGACGATGTCGCCTGGCCTATATCTACAGATGGCAGGCCGCGGCATGCGGTTAAAATCCCACACCGACCATTGCTTGGTGTTGGACTTTGCAGGTGTCGTGCAAAAGCATGGCCCGATCACGGCGGTCGTTCCACCACCGAAGCCTGGCAAATTTCCGCGAGGCGGCGAGGTGCCGATGAAGTTTTGCGAGAAGTGCCACGAGCTTAATCACATAGCGGCCCGAGAGTGTACGTGTTGTGGAGCTTCATTCCCGTTTGCCGAGCCCAAGAAAATGGAATTGCACAATCTTGATATCATGGGGATCGATGGTCAGGATATGGACGTCACTGGTTGGACTTGGCGCAAGCACATTAGTAAAACAAGTGGCAAGGAGATGCTGTCGGCAACTTATTACGGCAGTTATTCGGACCCTCCGGTCACCGAGTATTTTCCTGTTCGCCATGATGGATACGCGGGTCAGAAGGCAACTCAAGAGATTTTGACGATTGCCAGAGCCGCGGGTGTACCAACTGACAAGTTTATCGATCAGAGATATCTGGAGCAAGTAGCGTTGGTGCTTAATGAAGGCACGCCGCCACGGGAACTGGAGTATCGGAAAGACGGGAAGTTCTACCGCATTCTGAAAAGGAAATGGAATGAAAACCGAGCATGAGGAACAACGAGAATTCGTAAGTTGGTTCCGAAAAAACAAAGGGGATGTGCGGATCTTTGCCATCCCCAACGGGGGGAGCCGGAGCCTGTCATCAGCCGCCAGAATGAAAGTCGAAGGCGTCTCCCGCGGCGTCCCAGACCTTTTTATTCCTGAGTGGTGGACATGGATTGAGATGAAGAGGGTGAGCGGCGGCGTGGTCGCACCGGAACAAAAAAGTTGGCACGAGTATCTCGATCAGATTGGATACATTGTGATTGTTGCTAGAGGGTGCGAAGAAGCTATTAAATTATTGGAGGAATCAAGATGCTCAAAATAACCATAAGCACGAACGGCGTGGATCAAATTTTTGTATTTCCTTTGCAAAAAAAACTATCTTTTTTTAGAAAGATTAAAAAAATGTTTCAAAAAAATGCTAGAAAACCTTTATGTTCCAAAGACTTATTATTATTATAAAAAAGATAAAAAAGTGCTTGCATAAGGAATAAGACATCTCTATACATATCTTTGTCGGGGCGAGGTGCCCCGCCTAAATAGGAGATTTCGAGATGACCAATTATTCCCTTGCCGACCAGTACGCGACCCTCAAGGCTCAACGCGACGAGCTTGACGCTCAGATCGAAGCTATCAAGGCTGAGATCGTTGCCTCCGGTGCAGAATTAATTCAGGGCGATCTTTACAATGTGAAGGTCCACCTTCGCGCCACCAAGGTTGTGGACGAGGTCGCTCTCGCCGAGCACGGTGTCACCGTCGAGCAGTTGAAGGTTCTCAACGCTTGCAAGAAGGACGGCAAGATCTACCCAGTCCTTGACGTTAAGCCTCGTGTAGCACTTGCCGCGTAACAACGGGGGCTTCGGCCCCCACTAAATTCAAAGGAGATTTAAAATGACTATTTCTGAAGCAGTGCAACTGATTGAAGAGGGTTGCGACGATAACGATTTGTTAGCAGACGCATGGCAGTGTCTGATCGATACAGGGGCCGCGTGGTCTCTGCAAGGGTGGTATGGGCGCACAGCGTCATTGTTAATCGAGAGCGGCATTTGTTGGTCGCCATTTAAGGAAGAGGAGGTAGCGTAATGGATTTTACATCAATGGCGTTAAAATGCGCAGGTCTTGAAGATGTTTGGAAAAAAACCGCTTCTAATTTTTTGAAAAAGCAAGTTTCGAATGATTTGGAAAAGGTAATTGTTCTTCAATCGACGGCTCTTAGCTTTTATGTCACGCTCATGTTGGCCAGTAAAATGGATCCAGATGAAATTATTAAAATAACCAAAGAGGGTATTATTGCGTGCCGAGAGTACGAAAGAAACAAGGGGACGATACAATGACAACCATTTGGGCGATACAGATTGAATACAAGGTTAAGGGCAACGTTGTGCGTCGATCGCACTTCGTGCCCAATACGGAATCCATCACCAAGCTAGAAAAGCACTTGAAAGGGTTTGGTGGCGGTGTCGTCCACAAAAGGCTTTACGTGGTCTCTGACTGGGTAGAGGTGCTCGACGAAGTAGAAAAAGAAATTGAACAAGAGGATGTTTTGATATGACAGTAGCTAAAATTTTAAGTGAAAGACAAGAGACGCATGGTGACTTCAAAGAAGTTGCGCGTGTTGCCCAGACGTTTCGTGAACTTATGCGTGACACTGTTGGATGGGGTGAGATGAACGACACCCAAAAGGAAGCTTTGGACTCTATGGCGTCCAAGTTTGGCCGCCTTGGGTCTGGTGGCAATCCGCACTTTAGAGACCACTGGGACGATCTGGCGGGGTACGCCACTCTCGCGTCCATGCACTGCGACAGCGACACCGATACGGTAGTGCGGGACATTGCAACCGCTGTTGAACAGATCAAGATTGGAGGAGAGCCAACAGGGGTTGACGAGGGTGGTGAACGGTTTCCGGAAGCCGTGGCCATGCCGAAGATTGGGAAAAAGAAAGGATTTTTCTCTGGTGATCAATCCACCGAATAACATTGGTATGTTTTCATTGGCGTCGGTGGTATTTGCCACCGCCGCTTTTATTTTTCTAAGCACCTTCTGGAGGAAAAAATGAGAAGACTTCGGCCAAGTTACGTGAACGTTGCCAAATTAATTGTTGCAAAAGAATTTGCCAAAGCGATAAAATTTGACATTCGCGTCAGGAAATTAGATGATATGATCAAGAAAATGATCTATGAAATAAATCAAATTAAGGAAATTCAAAATGAGTCATGAGATGGCTGTAATTAAATCAAGAAAGCTATCTTCTCCCGAGAAAATTATGTGGCTCGGTCTCTACTACCGATACGGGGGTAGTTGGTTTGAAGGCACATATCAGGAGATGGGTGAAATGCTTGGGATGAACGAGCACACCGTGAAATCTCAAATAACAAAATTACGCCGGAACGGCGCAGTCAATATCTTGTCTACATATTTATCAAAAGAGAGCCACGTTGTGGGCAAAGGCAGATCCGGAAGCAGATTTGAATTGGTAATGCCAGAAGCATGGGAGAAAGAGTGATGGAAGATATTGTAAGCAGGTTGCGTGCTTTAAATTTTATGGGGCCGTGGTCTGAAGCCGCCAACGAGATTGAGCAACTGAGAAAAGACAAACAATTAGGGTTTGAATTGATGGATACTTTTGTAAAAGAAATCAATCGGCTGAAGCAAGTCCTGCAACAAATCGCAGAAGAAGGTTCTGGTCATGGTCAGGCTCTTGCGTATGCCGCACTGAAGGAGAAAGAGTGATGGCCTATCCGCAGTTTGATGTCAGGGACAGAGAGCGAATTAAAGAGGCTATTCGTCCGCAAAGCGCAGCCTATTTAAGTGAGAGCAAAGAATGGAAAGAGAAGCACGGTAAACCTATTCGATTAAGCAAATCAGGTGTGCCCTTGGTGAAGGAGAAAGAGTGATGGATTACGACAGGAGCATACACCATAACCCTGATGCTCAAGCATGGGCCAAGTTTTTTATTGAGACAACAAAGGATGTGGATAGGGAAGTATTTGGCATGGAAGGCTTTATGATCGCGTGGTTCTCCAATGCGATGATGGCTATGCACGATCATTTATATAAGACCGAGATTGTGCGGCTGCGCAATGATGCCGCAAACGAGATCGAGCGGTTGAGGAAAGCGTTGAAAAAAATTTGCCATGTCACTGGGTCAGATATGGAAGCATACGACATTGCTGAAAATGCACTAAAGGGAGAAAGTGATGGAACCCATTGAGACGGAAAAAATTTTAACAGCCGCTGAGATGTTTGAAATTGTCGGCGATGAATTAAGAGAAAAAAATGCCGAGATTGAGCGGTTGCGGGAAGAAAATAACGACTTGAAATCTGCTCTTATGAACGTGCTATTTTCTGAAGTCAGTCATGTAGAAATAACAGAGTTCACGAAGGAGAAAGAGTGATGGACGACGATATTATTGTGACGTTGAAGCGGAGCAACGACCTGCTGATGACGTTTGGCAACGATTATTCTGACGTGTTCTTGCCAGCGATTGATGAGATCGAACGGTTGCGGGAAGAAAACAGAATGTATTGGAATCGATATTGGGCCATGGCCCAAGCATTTGAGCGAAGAGGAAATGCTTTGCACAGAATTGCCAGTATGCGTTCAGACCCCGAGTTTGGTGTGCCACCTATAATGACAGTACAGAAAATTGCACAAGAAGCACTACTGAAGGAGAAAGAGTGATGGATGAAGATATCATTGTGACCCTGAAGCGGAGCAACGACCTGCTGATGACATTTGGCAACGATTATTCTGACGTGTTCTTGCCAGCGATTGATGAGATTGATCTGTTAAGAACTAAGCAGAAAATAGCCGTTGAAATGATCAAGGAGCTATTGGATTTCCTTGAGTTTATTTACAATCACCCAAAATTTGAGAATAGTTTAAAGGCGTATGAGTGGATCATGTTTCAAATTGAAATGATCATGGCTAAATATAATGAGCCAGTAGGTGAGGAGCGGTGATGGATGCTACTGAAAAATTAGCTCAAATGATGATCCGATGTGGACTGGCGACAGGCCATGGTGACACTATTGACGATTTGATTTTTGAATTGGAAAAGCAAATCAAAAATACGAGGTTAGCTAACTCGGACCTTCAGATGTGGTTTGATTACGCCAAAACTGAATGCGACAGGTTGCAAGCTGAAGTTTTAAGACTGCGGGAAGAACTAAAAGAGTTACGTTTATCTTATGAAGTGGTTGTTGCCGCATTGAAGGAGAAATAATGATGGAAGATATTGTAGATAGGTTGCGCGTTCTTAATTTTATGGGGCCGTGGCAAGAAGCGGCTGACGAGATCGAGAAGCTGCGTAAAGCATTAAAAGAACTGTCAGAGAACATAGGGCTACAGCGGGATGATGGATACGATGCCGCATTGAGGGAGAAAGAGTGATGGCAACAAAAAAGAAAGGCATCCTCACATCTGCACCGCAGTGGTGGGACCATCTGAAAGACTGGAAGAAAGTATTCTGGAGCGCAGAGCGCAATGCCGTCAAAAGAGAAATTAAAAAGGAACTTCGTGATGGATATCGTTGAACGTCTGCGGGAGCATAACGAGCCTCCGTTTGATTACATTGCCCACGAAGCCGCCGACGAGATTGAGCAAGTGAGGAAAGACAAACAACTAGGGCTTGAATTGATGGATGTTTTTATAAAAGAGATCAATCGGTTAAAGCATATGATCGCACAATACGCATTATACGATGAAGGCCCAGATCGTGACGATCGTGGCGACAACTTGGATGGGAACTGAGTGATGGATGAAATTTGGTTTTGGATGGCAAAGTTTTTTGCTGAACTATTTTTGGTTATCGGTTTGATTGTTGTGGTCTTTGTCGCCGCGATATTTTTTTCTGTGTTTAAGTGGCTTTGGGAATACAGAAAATTTAAGGAGAAAGAGTGATGGATACAATAAGCGACGTGTGGACGCTCAAGCTATTGGCGTTTGCGATTATCTGGATGGCGGGTTCCCCGTTTTACTTCACCTACAATGACTACGACGTGAACGTAAAAACGGTGACGGTAATGATGTTTCCTTTGATCGTGTTCTTGGTTTGGTTCTTTGTATTTTGGTGGGGGTGAGTGATGGAGATTTTTGAAAGGTTGAACTGCGTAATTATTGATGGCAAATCATACGTCAAAGCCTCGGATGCAAAGTTGATGTATGACGAGATTGAGCGGTTTCAGGAAGCGTTGGAACGCATTGCTGATTTTGATTTATACGGCGATTACAGCAACGCTTATGAAATACCAAAAATTGCTCGCGCCGCGCTGAAGGAGAAAGAGTGATGACTGACATCATAGACAAGACGCCGGAAGAAAAAAGATTGGCTGCTGAATTTGAAGAATTGAAAAAACTTCACAAACAAATGGTGCATTTTTTTTGTGAGGTTGCTTTAAAAAATAAAGAAGCAACTGAAAAAGCATTAAGTTTAATATGGATTGGGCCGCACAAGCCTTGGCGCAGAACGGCGGAGTAAGGAGAAAGAATGATGACTGACGAAGCATTATTAGCGGACGGATTCGAAGAAGCCCTGATTGGTATGGGGCGGCAATTCAATCAAGATGTAGCGGTATATGATTACGACAAGTGCATCGAGATCCTGATGAAACGGGACGGCATGGATCATCATGATGCAATTGAATACATGGAATATAATGTCACTGGAGCGTGGGTTGGGGCGGGAACGCCTGTTTTTGTAGAAATAGGAAAGGAAAATTGAGTTATGTCAAAAGAAAAACGAGAACTTGCACGGCTTGAGATATGTATGGCGTTTCAAAAGTCAGCGAATAATTTTTCCCGCGAGATTGAGGACCAAATTAAAACCATAAAGTCCATCAATGAGAAAAACACAATGCGGAGAAAGAAGAAAGAAGCAGAAGATGCATTTATATTAGCACAGAACGAGGCGGATGGTTTTTTGCCATTTGTGGTTGAAGAAAAGGTTTACAACAAAAATCCCGCACCGGAGTTTGAAACTATTAATGTTAAAAAGGGCCGAAATATAATTGAAACTGCTATGAAACTATCAATGGTTGACGAGTTGGAAGAGTTGCCAGATGTTATCCGCGTCTACGCGGGATATCTTGAGACTTTAATAAAAGAGGAGACGTTTAATTTGAACCCAGTGCCTGGGTCAATGGAAGCATTTGCTGCTGAAGTTGCTAGAAAAACCTTGAACCAAATACAGATTTGCAAGAGCCTCTTGCATATCCATCAGGGGCATCCAGACAAAGCGATAAAGAGAGCAAAGGAGATTTTAAATTTGAAAAAAAGAACTGTAAAAAATGTTTCAATATCTGTTGAAAATCAATATTAACCACAAAAAGAGGAAAATAAAATGATAGAGCTAGACGAAGACACCATATGGGCGATAAATTTTTTACTTAAAAACAAATACTCTGAGAAATTAAAAGGAGATGAACAGATAATATCTCGTTGCGTGGATATGATTGAGAGCCTAGTGTTAAACGTCCCTGAAAAGAAGAACAAAGCACTCATATCTGAAGCAAGAATATTCCTTAATATGTTGGTGGGGCATCTCAGATACGGCCCATCTAGCACGTCCCGAACGCTTGAAGAACAATACGAAATGAACAGGAAGTTGATGAAATGGTAAAATACAACAGGGTATTTGTACCCAACCCGAGTTTGAAATTTGATACATCACCACTGGACGATTTAGCGGAAAGTATCGTCTACGTCTGCGATATGCCGATGTTCGACAATTTGACGGAAGACGATAACATTGGAATGTTTGAGAAAAAGATCTCGAGGAAGATGGAAGATTTCAACCCCGTCAAAGATGTAGTCGGGCATTATGGCGACGGCTTGATCTTCGCCATGATGGTGATGTTTTTGTCTGATCAGTTTGATTCTTTTGACATAGCCAGATTCTCTCACAAGAAAAATGGCTATGTCGTTCGCAATCTGTCTTACGACAAATTTTAATCCTCTTTAACAGGCTCAGGAGCGGCCTTAGAGGCCGCTTCTACCTGTGGGGCGGCTTGGTCCCTGAT